TTCTCTGTGGCCACAAGTGTACATTATCCGATAGTCTGGGTTGTACTCCATTAAAATCGTATGTGTCACGAAACAATTTCTGAAAAAGCTCAACGGGTGTTTTATCAAGTGCATACTCAAGTAATACTTTGTTCGTCTTGCCGAAAATTCTGTGTGTATCGTGTCGCTTCACATAGCGAACCCACGACATAAATCTATCAAACGGGTCTCGAAGAAACGCGAATGAGTAGGCATTTCTATAGCGTTGATACCCATACTTGATAATCACATCATTGACGGTATAATGACTTGTGTACTTATCATTAAACCATTCGTGCGGACTCTTTCTCAGTATGTTATGCCGAATCGTTGAGCCCGCATTCTTTGGAATGTGAATGAAAAGCGCTTCCGTATGTGGATACTGTAAAAACACCTCACAGTGGTTACTAGCTGGAGCTGTAAAAAAGTTATTAGGGTCTTTTCGTCTCATAACATTAATCGATTATCTTGACTTGTATTTACCTATATTATACTTGGCTTCCAAGTTCCAATTCTGCTTCTCTCGATAGGGAAGCAGAATAATCTTTCCACGCTCAAGTGCCTTATCTATCGCCATCGATGGTTCAGCAGATTCCTCATTTTTGATAGTAATTAGATTCCAGTTTTGAAGCAGTTTTGCGATTGTGTTTCGCCGCATCAAATCTTCATCATCAAAGTTAGTTGGTTTCCCATCCAACTTGAATAGCTCTTTGAAATGAGTCAAGTAGAATCTACCGCGTTTGTGTAGTATGTGACAAGATTGGTAAAGAGTAGGCTTTCCGTCTTTGTGTACTCTTGATCGAAGACCAATTCGCGTTAGTGTTTCGCGAACCTTTAAAAAAGCATCATCATCGGGAAGTTCGACTTCAAGAAACGTAGCAACTATATCATCTCTAACATCACTCATAATATTTCACCTTTTTGATATGATATAGTTATTTAGGTTTTCGTTTCGTTCCGCCGTAGATTCCCCGTACCTCTTCTGCCATTTCTTGACTAATTAGCTTTGCATACTGTTCCGCTTCTCGCGGAGAGCAATCAAGTAGCTCCTTAATATATGGAACAATGTCAAGGTTCTCTTTCTTGTGCCACTTGCTAAATCGCTTACGCTTTCGAATAGAGTAAAACAAGTAATCATACTGAGCTTGTTTGTCCAAGTGTGACCGTAGATTCATTGCGTTTGCTTGAAGTACAGTATCCGCAAAGTAAGAGAATCCACGATTCATCAAGTAAGGATTATAGTCCTTGCGAGTTACATTGTCGAGTTTTTGATACTGTTTATGAAAACTAAGATTATTGAGTATCTTGAAGTCCATCACTAACTCCTCATAATATTCTAAATAGTAATGAAACCCGTCGCGGCGCGTCAACGCCCACGGGCTCTATGAACGAAGGGGGTTCACAGCAATGCTATTTATCGTATACCAAATCACAAATCTTGTCAATGGTAAAATCTATATTGGTGTCCATCAAACGGAAGACCCGAATGATGGATATATGGGTTCTGGTACTGTTCTACGAAAAGCAGTCCAGAAATACGGCGAAAAATCATTCCACAAAAAAATCCTCCACATTTACGATAACCCGACTGATATGTATTCCAAGGAAAGGGAACTCGTAACCGAGTCCTTTATCGCCAGCAAAAATACATACAATGCAACATCTGGTGGACACGGTTCTTGGTCACATACAAAAGACCATGTCACAGTAAAAGACAATAATGGAAACACATTCAATGTTCATAAAACAGACCCCCGTTACCTATCGGGTGAACTAGTGTTTATCTCTACTGGTAGAAAACATTCAGAAACTACAAGAATGAAAATATCTGAAATTCAAAAAAAGAACCCTCCGTGGCTCAATAGAAAGCATTCAGCTGAGACAATAGAAAAGATGAAAAAAGCAGCGCGAAGGAAATATCCTTGCCCCTATTGTAACAAAGAAATGAATGCTGGAAACCTCAAGCGACACATAACACGAAGCCATTAGTTTACCTTTCACGAAACTCGCAATCTGCCATTACCTCCGTAAGACAAGCAACCATATTCAACTCAGTGTCTGGTACATGAACGCTCTTGTACTGATAGTCAGCAAGAATGATAATCATATTTGGAATGAAGTTTGACTTGAGATACTTCGGCAAAGTCTCATACAGCTTACGAAAGATATTCTCTGGTCCCAAATCGATATTTTCTGCAACCCATTTTCTCATTTCGTTGAAGTTCTTTTTCTTCATCACTTCAATCAAGCTACCAACTACATCCTCACGAACAGCTGTCAGAATCGACTTATCAATCTTACCCTGTACAGAGTGCATCTGAAGCTCATTGATAATCTTTCGAAAGTCTGGAAAATGCTGTACAATGAACTCGGCGACAATCTTTGAGTCATATTCAACACCCTCTTTGTCAAGAATATCAGTTACACGCTTATGAAACTCCTTAAACACCTGAGGTCTATCCTCTTTTGAGATATAGAACTCAATCAGCGACATTCGAGATTGAAGCGGGTCGATGATACGATTGCGATAATTGCAAGTCATAATGAAGCCACAGTTTGAACTGAACTTCTCCATAAACTCACGCATTGCTGGTTGAACAACCGGTGACAAATGGTCTGCTTCATCGATAATCACAAACTTACGCTTACCATCAAGCGAAACGGAAGAAGCAAATGCTCGAATGCGGGTTCGTAGTACATCGATACCTGAATCTGCTGAGTCCGAACCATTGATGACCATATAGTCATAATCTAGTTCTTTTAGCAGAGCCTTTGCAATCGTTGTTTTACCCGTTCCAGCAGGCCCAGACAACAATAGATTTGGTATGTTCTCACTTTCGCGAAATTTAAGAAATCGGTCCTTAATGTGCTGTGGAAGTATCGTTTCCTCAATAGTCTGCGGCCGATACTTTTCAGCAAAAAGTTGTGCTTGCAAGCTTTTCAAATTACACTCCTTGTGTCTACCACATAATATTCTTTATTCTGACGCTTACACTCTTCAATCGTATGCTTTGTTCCTCGTGAAGAGTAATCCCAGAAAGCAACAATCACATCACTTTCTTTCACAATCTGACAGTTTCTTATAATGCCTGCTGATTTACCAAGTTCGTTCCACTTAGCAGGTATCACCTTAACTGGTATACCATTCAATTTAGCAAATTCTTCAGCAAGCGTATCAGCTCCACGCGCTCCTCCAGATATAATCATATCAACATTCGAAAGCTCAAACAACTCTTGAATGGTTTCACTTAAATGAGCATAGTCTGTATAATCGCGGGAGCCAACAATCGCTATTATCACTCATCATCCTCTTCATCATCAACATTCACAGCAATGAAGTATGTAATGTCCGTATCTTCATTGACAAATCGAGCGATACCACTGTCAGAAAGCGCAACATCATAGCTACCATTCATCAATTTTGTAAGGTTCTCAATAGCAATAGTGAAACTGAAATCTTCATTTGCGATATCGTCCATTTCTTGATTGAAGTTGCCCATTGCCGTGTTATTAGAGTCAAGACCAGCAATCATCACATTCTCACCAGACTTTCCACTAATCACAACCTCTGGAAGCGACATAATAGCACAACCCTTAACGATATTCTGCAAGTCTTTCTGTGAAATCTTGAAGTCAACAGTAGGTTCATCGGGAAATGTTACTTTCTTATCCTTAGGCGGCGCAATGACCACGGACGGATTCGAGAAGTAGTATCGAGTGTACTGCTTCGGATTCTTCTTATTACGAATCACAACATACTCAGAGTTGAAGTCAAACTCGCGCTCTTCATATAGCTTCAGAACACCAAGAAACTTTGAGAGGTCATAGATGGCAAACTCATCATCAAACGTCTCGCTCACATCTGCGCTGGCCATAATATTCTTACTTGCTGATATTGTACTCAGCTGCGAACCAGGCCTCACCAAAATCGACTGGTTGATTCCTGAGAAGTTATTCAGAATCGCCAGCGTCTCATTACTAATCGTCATATAGATACTCCTTATCCATGATATTGCTTATACTATCGTTCATTCACGATAATTTGTCAACCTCTTTGCTATAGCTCCTCAAATGTCAAGTAGCTAAAATCGTTATGTTTTTCAACAATTATCTTTCGGTCAAACTTGCTTTCAAGTTGATTTACCTTATGTGATATAATGAAGATATTGTTATTCTTAGTGACCGAACTGAGAATCTTTAGAAAATCATCAATACCATCTTCATCCAGTGACGAATCGAAGACTTCATCCATAAGTAGAATGTTCGTATGAATCGAATTCTTCATTTCAGCAAGGTTGCGCCAAACCATCAACAGAGAAATGTCAATGCGCATTTTCTCACCATTGCTAAAGTTGTCGTATGTAAAGTCGTCTCTATACCTTGATAGTATCCTTTCTGTAAAGGTTTCGTCAAGTGTAAATGATACGTGAAAGTTCAATTCTGAAAGATACTGATTGATAAGCTTGTTCATAATTGGTATATACTGAGAGATTATGCGCGACTTGATACCATTGTCTTTCAGCAAATCAGAAGCAGCATCATATAGTTCATTTTTATGGTTAAGAAACTGTCGATTCTCTGAATGTTGCTTAAGCTGACTTTCAAGACTTTGTAGCGTTGACTTTTCTTTCTGTATATCCTCAGAATTCACTAACGATTCACGACTCTTCTTAGCTTCAACATCCGTTTGATATTTCTGAATACTGCTTTCACAAGCTTGTACTTTCGTTTTCAGCTCAAAGTATTCCTTGTTTAGCTTCTCGATTTCAGCTATTTTTACCTTTAGTTCTTGGTACCAAGCATCTTTTTGATCACGCTCTTGCTTCGATTCTTTCAAATTCGACAAAGAGGTATCGATAAAAGACTTACGATATGACTCATCAATATCTTGTTTACAAGTCGGACAGGTAGTATGCTCCTCCATAAATGACTTGTCTTTATGAACCCTCTTTATATGAGAATCGAGGTCACTAATATCTGAGAGCACAGATTCTTTAGTTGATTGAAGCTTTCTATCATCCATATTCTGAAGCTTCTTTTCAATGACACTCATTTGACTTTCAAGTTCTATCTTCTTTGCTTGCTCAGATTCAATACGCTCTTTAAGGTCATCAATTTCATTTTGAAGTGACTGTTGCTCTTGACTTCTCTGGTTCTTCAATCGCTCAATAAGGCTCTTTTGCATCCCCATCTTATCTTTTGTTGATTGAATCTTTGAGTCTGTTATCGTCTTGAGTTCTCTCAGTATGGAATAGCGACCCTTTAGCAATGAGTTCATAGATGAAAAGATATCGATATCAAGTAGATTCTCAATGAACTCTCGGCGCTGAGAGCTAGTTAAGTGCATAAATGGAATGTATGTTCCTGAGCCAAGTATGACTATCTGAATGAATGCTCTATAGTTCGTCTTTAGTATGCTATCTTCAAGAAATTTCTGCTGGTCACGAGCGTTATCTGCTTCATCAAGCTTGTTTCCATTTTGATAGATTTCGAACACATTAGGCTTGATTCCACGAACAACCCTGTATACATTCTTACCACTTTGGTCGTTAACGGAGAATTCAACCTCTGTTACAAGTCCACGGCCATTTATACTGTTAACAAGATTTGGTTTGTTAATCTTACGATATGGTCGTCCAAATAATGCAAAGACTATCGCATCAAACATCGAGGACTTACCAGAACCATTCTTTGCTGAGATAATCGACATCTTAGGATTATCTAGTTGAACCTCTGTCCAGTAGTTCCCATACGATAAAAAATTCTTGAATCTTACCTTACGAAAAATTATCACTCGCTATACCTCTATCTGCAAAGCTTCGTTGTACAGTTCATGAAACAGCTGTTTCAAGTCCTTTTTGTCTACATCAATAGTCATATTCTCTACCGTCATATCGATGATTTCCATAGTCGACTTTGCTTCAATGTTCATCTCTTCATCTGAAAGCCCCAGCTCAATATCAGACTCGATGATAGTTACATCATAGGGAGCATGGTTGTATAGGTCTGCAAGAAAGGATTCAAATTTCACCTTACTTGTCTTATTTCGTACAATGACCTTCACATACTTATCCTGTAAGCTTGAAAACTCTTTTCGTCTCTTCTTTAGTTCAAACTCATCAGTGTCATCGTAGAAAACCTTATGAAACATACGAGACTTTGTTAGTATCTTTTCAAAGTCGTTCGTTTCTGTATCATAGACCAGAAACTTCTTATCTTGCCCATAGTCATTCCAAGTTAGTTCAATTTGATTACCAGGATACCAAACATTACCAACTTGAGATGGTGTGTGAAAATGACCCGAAATAACAAGTTCATAATCTTTGAAAGTAGAAGCGGGAAGTCCGTGCTCACAAGTGATACCCGCATTCATTTCTGCACCATTTACTTCAAAATGTCCACCAAGCCAATCGACATCAGCATTATTTTCAATGAAAGATAAGCATTCATCATAGTTCTCTTCATTTATCCACGGAACTAGTCCGATTCTCTGACCGTCATATGAAATAACTTCTGGGTGGTGGTGAATTGTTACATTTTCATAAGGCTCAAGAAGTAAGTCCAAAGAGTTAAGTCGACTCGTATTCTTGTATGCTATATCATGGTTTCCCGGTATGATATGCATATGAATACCACGCTTCTTTAGTTCATCGAGAAAATAGCTTCTTACCTGAGATAGAGTGTAGAAATTGATAAACTTTCGACGGTCAAACAAGTCTCCAAGATGAATAAGCACCTTTACATTACGCTCATCTATTGCTGGAAAAAACTCATCGGCAAAGTATGACTCCATATATTTGGTGAATACTTGGAGGTCATTTCTTGCACCACTATGTAAATCATTTATGATTGCTATTTTCATTCTTCATCCTCAAAATCAAGCGTTCGTTTTACATTTTTCTTACGCCTATTCACTCTATCATTATACTCCCGTGATTTCTGTTTGTTACGCTCAACTTCCTTTTCAAAGTCAGTAATGAACTCCTCCATATTTTCATACATAGGATTATCAAGTGAGAAGTCAGTCCCCTCTTGAGCATGGTCTATGTCTTGAATATCAGCAAGCTTATCCTCATAGAAGTACTTTTGTATCGACTTGAAGCGAATGTATGTATGCGTCTTTTCTTCTCGTATTCGCCTTAGAAAAGCATAGTGACATATCTGCGTGATATATGCAAAGGGGTTAGATGATTTATTGGGGTCAAAGTTATCAATATACCGGACCACATTTTCAATCGCATCTGAGACCATTTCGTCTCGAAAGGTATAACCAGCAAAGTTTGGCCGGGAAGCAAACTTCTCTGCAATCTTCATTATAGCCATTGCAATGTAGTCATCTATCTGAGCGTCTGGGTTATCACTCTTACGCTGCTTATAATCAATCAGATGTTGAAGAAGCTTCTTATTGTTTACGTATTCTTTTTGGTTGCTCATTCATTATGCTCCTGAATTAACTATAACGCGAAAGTGCAAAACAGTCAAGTTCTTCAGTGAAATATTTTTGAGATTTTTAGTGATTTTCGGTTGACAACACTTGACGAGTGTAGTATATTTAATAGTGCCCGCCATGAAGATGCTACTGGCTTTACTACTCACTACAGTAACTGCTGGTACAAAGGTACCTTACTGAAGCTCACCTTAAAATTTTCTTGTATGTACTGCTTATAGCGCTTTTCAAAATGAGATAGAGAGTAGTTATGCTGACTCCCCATTCTCAAATCATCACCAATATCATACAATGTTAGCTGTTCCTTTGAATCATGAACTCTTAAGCCACGACCAATCGATTGTAGATTTCGAATTCGTGACTTTCCTGCTAGTGCAAAGATAATGTTGTGCAGCTTACGAATATTTATACCTGTAGAAAAGACTCCATATGTTGCAACAATGATAACATCGTCATGTTCCTCTGTGTACTGACGAATCTTCTCACGCTCGTCTTTAGGCATTTCACCAGATACAAAAAAGATTGGTCTCCATGGTGACTTCTGTCGTAATCGGTCATAGATAAGCTTTCCTTGCTTGTCTACATAGGAAGCTAACAGCAGTGTATTTCCTTTTTGCTTGAGAGTTAGTTGGTCTATGAACTTATTACGGTTTTCATGTTCCAATAGAAAGTCGACTTCATCCTGATAATTGAGACTTTTGACTTGCTTACGCTCACTTTCTGAGTACTCCAAAACAACCATCTTGACTTGCATATTGGCAAGTACATTTTGCTTTTGAAGTTCATGAGTCTGTGATACTTTGTGAATAGGACCAAGTAATCCTTTGATTGTTAGTAAATGCGTTTTAGTCTCTTGGAGTGTTCCTGTAAGTCCTATCTTAACCTGTGCGTTTGTAGAGCTCTCAAGTATTTTCTTGATAGAGTTGGCTTGCGCCAGGTGTGTTTCATCGACAATCACAACATCAAATTGCTCAAAGTACTCTTTATCAAGTGAGTACAAGCTTTGCCAAGTTGAAATGTATATGGACTGTTGACTCTGCTTCTCTACTCCACCAGTAATCACATGAACATATTTGCTTGGGTCCCATTTTACGCGCTTTGCGTAGTCCTGAAAGTCAGTGTACATCTGAGTAGTAAGTGATAGTGTAGGAACGATTAGCAGTATCTTATGGTCCTTAAAGTATCGAATGAGAGAGTATATTACGAGTGACTTTCCTGAACCTGTTGGTGATAGAAGAACTGCTCTATAGTTGTTCAGTCCTATCTTTAGGGCTTCTCTTTGATAATCACGAATTTCGTAGGGAAGGTTCAAACTTTCAATATACTCATCTAATTCAGTATCGGAAAGTCCTTCTCCGACCTTTAGTGATTTGTCGATAAGAAACTCATAGTTGTATTGTTTCAACAACTCAATAAGGTCGTAGAGTAATCCAATATACAGTCTTCGCGAGCGCAAGTTGAACAATCGTAACTTACCGTCCCAGCCCTTTTTGTAAGCTGGCATAAACTTGGCACCCGGAACGTCTATTGTGAAGTACTCCCAAATTTCATACAGTACATGCTTTTCGCTTTCGATCTTCATAAAGGTCTCATTCTCTTTGTAGACCTTTACTCCTACTTCATCACTCATGCATATATTTAGTAGGAAATTTGGGAGTGTTACTTACTCAAGTCCATCTGGTCTGTGTGATAGTTGCGTATTTGATTGCGTTACTGCATCGTTCAGATAAGAAATAGTGACTTTATTGGGGTCGTTACCAATATTCCAGTTGCTGTTTGCGCTCGTCCAAGTATATGGGTAATGCAACCAATGATAAGGATGTTGGTCATAGTGAATGTGTGTATGGTCTTCTTTCTTTTCGCCAACTAGTCCATGAAGAATGTTGTACAACTCTTTTGCTTCTTCAACTGTTAGTGTCATACTCATTTCTTTGAACTCGAGTACGATTTTTGCGTTTGGTTTCATAGTGTTACCCCCTATGTTATTCCGTTCGTGAAGTAATGCCACTTTATGGCATTTCCTATTACAAAGGTTCTCTTATTGATTTGGTCAATGATTGACTCAAGTACATCAACACACTCTTGCTTTTCAGCAAGCTTAAGTTTAAAGTCAATGACTTCCTTATCAGCTTGAACATAGTCATCGACTTCATTCTTGAGTA